GAATTTACTAGGCAACCAATACGACCTATATTACGCCCTGAATCCTTATCCACTTTTTGACTTAACAAAGCTTTACGATAAGGGCGATTTTGTATTTTGGGCCGGTAACATTTATCAATGTTTAGTTGCAACGCCGTTACTAGCACATGAGGACGGTATCCAATATTACTTATCACAAAACATTCCATATACTAACGTATTCCCAAATGACCCGAATGTAGGTCCTAAGAATTGGGCGTTTAAAGAAAATTATATTATCCCCGCAAATACTGATATTTTATTGCCTAATATTTGGTCGCCATCGGACAATCGCGACCAACAAATGGTTATGTATTTTACAGATATAACATTATACCACTTACACGCGCGCATTGCACCGCGTAACATTCCCGATTTAAGGGTAGCGAGATACGAAGCCGCAATAGATTGGCTGAAAATGTGCGCGCGTGGGGAGGTTACACCAAATTTACCTTTATTGCAACCGGCCCAAGGTCGACGTGTAAGATGGGGCGGACAAGTTAGAAACATTAATAGTTATTAATTATGGCAAATATTTTTCAGAATATAAAGAACTACGTTTTTCCTACCCCGCCGGTTGACGGGAAGCCTAACGCATTAACAGAGTATGGCGCAGAATGGAGGGGAACGAATAACGTTGAAAAGAACTTACGCGGATATATTACACCCGTTCAGTTACAGCGTATTAGACATGACGTCCAAATGTGGCGCGATGCAGTTAAAGAGGCGGAGCAAGCATGGTACCCACATCGTGTACGTATGCAAAGAATGTACAATGACACCATCCTAAACGGACATGTTTATAGCTGTTTAAAGCGTAGAAAGGACCTTACTTTGCTTCGTGATTGGGAGTTTAAGAACGAAAAAGACGTGGTAAACGAGGACGTAAACAAAATGTTTAATAAAAAATGGTTTGCGAATCTTTTAGAATATGCAATAGAAGCTAAATTTTTTGGTTATAGCTTAATCACTTTAGGCGACTTTGAAAACGACAATTTCCCTGATTTGTCTATTATTAGAAGATTCAACATTTCGCCGGACCGCTTAAACGTAACGTCTTATGTTTATTCTTTAAGCGGAGCGCAATTCCTGGAGGAACCATATGTGGATTGGCATGTATGGGTAGACACACCAACGGATGTGGGTATCGCAAAGGTTGGATATGGTTTATTGTACTATGTGGCCATTTACGAAATTATTTGTCGTAACGTATTAGGTTTTAATACAGACGCGGCGGAGTTGTACGGTATGCCAATAAGAAAAGGTAAGACAAGTAAAACAAACGAAGATGAAAGAGCGGCTTTTGAAAGCGCTTTAGCAAATATGGGTTCGGCGGGGTATATCCTTACTGACTTAATGGATGAAGTGGATTTAGTAGAAACAAAAGGAAGCGGACAAGGCTTTAAGATTTACGAATCGTTAGAGTTAAGATGCGAAAAGAAAATATCTAAAATTATTTTAGGACACGCGGACGCTTTGGATTCCATCCCGGGTAAACTAGGTAATAATGGGGAAAAATCCCCGGCACAAATTGCCCTAGATGACACGGCGGCGGTGGATGCGGCGTTCTTAGAGGATGTAGTTAATGATGTCTTATTGCCTAAGCTTAGAAAAATTGGTATGGCAATCCCTGACGATGTTAAATTTTGTTTCAGCAACAACCACGAATTGGTTGAGCAAAGACAAAAGGAAGACGCTAACAATAAGATAACGGCTGACATCGCATTGTCAATGAAGAACGCGGGCCTTGAAATGGACGCTAAATACTTTGAGGAAAGAACGGGAATTCCTACCCTTAAGATAGAAGCCCCAACCGTTCCAAAAGTAAACGAACCACAAAAGTTTAGCGATAAGATGCAAACTAGAATAAAAAACTTTTATGCTAAGTAATAATGAAATTAAAAAAATATTTGAAGGTATTTTTTCGGGCGATATTACGGAAGAAGATTTACCCGTGAAACTTTATTTAGACATTGCCGATTATTTAAAAAAAGGATTGTATAAAGGTTATGGGGGTGAATTAATTGATTTTAACGGGAAAGATTTAGAATTATTGGAAGAACTAAGAACTAATATTTACATGTTTAGCGCAGCCAAGACTTATCAGGAAGTGCGAACATTGACAGATTTATTATATAATGAAGACGATAAGGTAAAACCTTTCGACGAGTTCTTTGAAGACGCTAGGGCTTTATACGATAACTACAACGTCAATTATGCGCAAACGGAATACAACACCGCGGTAGCAAGTGGACAAATGGGCATTAGGTGGAATCAGATTGAGGCAGATAAGGACGTTTTGCCACTGTTAAAAATGACAGTAGTTGAAGACGCGCAGACAACCGAAATTTGCCAACCATTGGATGGTATAACTTTACCCGTTGGCGACCCATTTTGGGATGAATTTTACCCGCCTAATCATTGGAATTGCCGTTCTACTGTTTTACAATTAGATGAAGGCGATATTAGTAGCAAGGCGCAAGTTGACAAGGCCAAAGAACATGCAGACGAAGACATGCAAGACGTATTTAAAATGAATGTGGGTAAGGATGGGTATGTTTTTAGCCCTGAACATCCTTATTTTACAAATGCGCCTAAAGATTTAAAAGAAAATAATTTTAACCTAGAAATACCTGAAAATGATTAATCAAAACATAATAACCCTACTTGAATTGCGCGACAAAGCGCACATTTGCCATTGGGAAACTACATCGTATTCGCAACATAAAGCATTAGGAAAGTTTTACGATGGATTGCTTGACCTTTTAGACACTTTTGTTGAAACATACATGGGTAAATATGGGCGTATGAATTTATCGGGATTAGCTGAACTTAAATTATTGAATCCTGAACAGATAGTAGACGAAACTTATTACACGGTTGAGGACATAGAAAAGCAAATAGATACAAAATGCACGGATTTACTTAATATCTTAGCGGACATAAAAGGGCTTTGTAATCGTACTAAATACATGTTAACTTTAAAATAATGGAATACTTCAATTGGAAAGAGTTTAAAGGAACCGGCTGTCAGGCTGTCGACATGTGCGCGGCTACTATTTACGCTCACAGAACAAAGAACGTACCTATTAAAGCGGTTCACATTTTGCCTAGAATGTACGGTCAATATCAGCAATGGGCCGATATACAAATGAAAAAATTAGGCGGTCGTAGACTTACAGACGAAGACGCACTTTGTTTTGATGGCGTTTATATTGAAAAGGGTTCGGATATTCAAACAACCCCAATAGTAATTGAACTTTGGGAACAAGCATAACATGGATAAGTTTAACTTTGATAAAATAGGCAAAAATTTAGAGCGTTTAAAACACGAATTGCCAAAGGTATTAGCTAACGATACTAAAAATTATTTTGTTGAAGAGTACAATAAGCAAGAATGGAACGGGACAGCTTGGGAGCAAGTACAAAGGAAGATTGCCGGAACAAAAGCTTATAAGTATCCAAAGAAAGGCGCAGACGCAAGACATGGAAGGGCTATATTAGTAAAGACGGGCAAATTAAGACGTGACGTTGTTAATAGTTTGGAGCGTGCCGATTGGGACATGATAAGATTTAAGGTAAAAAACGATTATGGCGCATATCATAACATCGGGACCGACAAAATACCTCAAAGACAATTCATGGGGGATACGCCTAAGTTAAGACAAAGGCAATTAGATAAAATTAAAAGCTACATGCAAAGAATATGGGCATAAATAACGCGATATTAGACATTAAGGCACAATTGCAAACAGCGATTGGCTTTTGCCGTATATTCAACAATCAATTTAGATACATGGAGGAAGGAAAGGTGGAATCATTCCCATTCCCTTGTACGTTTATTGAAGTTCAAATGCCGCAAGAACATTCGCAATTGAGTTCAGGCGTTACCGAATCAGACGTGACATTTAAAATACATATCGGTCAGGTAGAATATGACGCCCAAGATGGCACACTTGAGGAAAATAAAAGTATATTTGCACTAAGGGACCAAGTGGTTAAACTTTTAACGTATTTTGAACCTTCGGGATGTAGTCGATTGATGAAAATAAGAGAAGAACAAGATTTTGAACATACAAACGTATATCATTATCAAATACATTTTCAATGCTCGTTTATAGACACTACCGGACAAGAGGATACGTTTTATAAAGCGCCGCCCACGGAACTTGATTTAACAGTACAGAAAGTAAATTATATATAATGGCACGAACAATCGCCCAAATTCAGGCGCAAATAATAGCTACAAAAGAGGCCCAACCGGAGTTGGCCGGATTAACAAGTACGTCAAAGCGTGCCATTTGGATTCTTTGGACTTTTGTTATTGCCGCATGTATTGCTATATTTGAACAATTATTAGATTCATTTTTAATTCAAGTAGAAACGCAAGTTGCACAAAGTGCCGGGGCTTCTGTTTTATGGTTACAAGCTAAAATGTTTCAATTCCAATACGACGCAACAACCCCGCAAGTGGTTCAGCTTATAAATACAGTACCTCAATATCCTACTATTGATAAAACAAAGCAAATTATTACAGCATGTAGCGTAACGAGCAGCCTAAGTAATCAGGTAAGTATTAAAGTGGCAAAATCAAACCCATTCGTTGCTTTAGCTAGCGCAGAATTGACAGCGGCACAAAGTTACATCAATACAATTGGAGCGGCGGGGATTACTTACAATGTAATAAGCTTAAACGCTGACAAATTATATGTTCAGGCTCAAATATATTATCAAGGGCAGTTCTCAACTGTTATTCAGCAAAATGTCATTGCCGCTATTAATAGTTTCTTACAGAATTTATCTATTGTTAACTTTAATGGGTCAATGAAAATAAGTGATTTAGAGGGAGCAATTAGAAACGTTGCCGGAGTTAATGACGTTGTTTTAAATAACGTTAAAGGAAGGGACGATGCTAGTTCTTTTTCAAATGGTATTGATTTAGTATTGAATAACACGGTAATATCTAGGCAATGGAATACAATTGCGGGATATATCGTACAAGAAACAACAAGCGGAAAGACTTTTGCTGATTCATTAACATTCATTGGCCAATAATGTCACTTTATAACATTAGTTTTTACAATAAGGTAATCGAATTACTACCCGTCGATAAAAGACAAGCGATTAATGTTCGTTGGTTGCAATCCCTTGCGTCCCCTATTCAATACTTAAGGGATAAATATTTAGGCGATTACAAAGTGGGTAGCGATGCCCCGCAATGGGTTGCCGGTACTTATGCAAAAGGCGCAAAAGTTGTTTTTAAACAAGTTGTTTATGAATCTTTAGTAGACGGGAACACGGACCAACCGCCGACCGCTAAATGGATGACTTATTTACCTTCATTTATGGGGGTAGACAAAAGGGTTTTATTTAATGGCCAAAAATTGGTCCTAGAATACGCATTGAATCAAAGATTCCTTGGAACATTTAGACAACCGCCTTTACAAAGTGACATTTATGTAACTAATAACGCTTTGGGTATAACTTATTTCAGGGTAGGCGATATAGAGGCAATAAGTAGTTCGGTTTATTCTGATAATTCCACAGAGTTAGTAATTAATTCTTATGACATTTCGGTTCAATATAATTTTACAATACATATCCCATCGGCTATTTATTCAGGCTATCCAAGCGAAATAATAAATTTCGTTAGCGGATTAATACCGGCCGGACTAACCTTTAACATCGTAACATACTAATAAATGAAAAAATTAAGCACAGCGAACATTTCAAATACTGTCGCAATGCCTATCAAGGCCGGGACTTTAGACTTTATCCAATTAGCCTATCAAGAGGTAATTGACGCAATCGTTAAAAATATTATCGGAGGATTAACAACGCCGACAAGTTTTTATATCTTATACGGTTGTAAAAATACCGGTAGCGGTTCAAACTATATTATCGGAGCGGGTGCCATTTATTATAATGGCGAAGTTTTCTTAGTTCCGGCGGCTACATTCACAGCCTCAAGCGGACAAGTTGCGGTTGGTACTATATCGACAGCATATTACGCAACAAATGCGGATCCGGTTTTATTTACCGACGGGGTAGCTAGGAACGTACACCAAATAAGAACAATAAACTTTGCGTCAGGCGTAACGGGAAGCGGAAACGTAGACCTTACGGGACTAATTAATACCCCATTGGTATTAAAAAATGAGCAAATTTCCGCGATGCCATCGACTTATACAGTTTTCTTTGACCAAGACCGCGCGGTTTTCTTTGGTACAGTAGCGGCAAGCCCTACGATTACTTTTGATTTTACAAATGCAATTCCGGGCAATGTGTTACGTTTAAAATTTACTTTTGCTTCGGCTTTAACGTTAACAGTAACAGCGCCTTCGGGTTCAACTGTTATTAATGACAATAACGCTACGGCTTCCGGTGCGGGTACTTATTTATTCTATTGTACTTATTTAGGTAAGAACGCGGCCGGCAACGACGAAGTTTCTTATATTTTAAAATCAGTTTAATGCTTAAAAGATATTTTATTGCGGGTGGTGCGGGAACGCCTGGGACTGTTTCGTTCAATGTTTATGGTAAAATCCAAAACGTTGCGGCCCCTTTCGCGGATTCTGAACCTTGCTACATGTATTATTCAACAAATGGAGGTACAACATGGACAGCCGTTCCGGGGAACGTAAGCTTTATAAGTAAAACGACATATAAACTATTGGGAGCAATAACCGTAAATGTTGGAAGTACGGTTTACCTAAGAACGGTAGACGGAAACAATGACCCTATTTATAAAATTGAATCATGTTGGGACAATGGATGTACGGGCGGATTTATTTATGGCGACAAGGTTATAAGCGTCGGAGCGTCACAGCCTGACATTTACGCGACAGTTAGATTCTCAAGCACGGGCCATTGGTACCCTTATTAAACTTATAATAAATGGAAATAAAGCCAACGCAAGAACGCCGAGCGGTTGCATATTTAACACCTAAAAATGATGTGTTATTAAGGAGTTACGCAAAAGTCAACGAAATGACCATAAGCGAAACAATAAATATAATGGTTAAAGACTTTATGCAAAGATTGCC